TGACTGTGTGACTGTGTGCTACAGCAACCGCATCTTTAGAACCACCCGTGTTATCGATTGAATAAAGATTACCAGAACCAACGATAAATCGATCTCTCAAATCTGGTGTACCCGACGATCCATTACATAATGCAAAATTAGAGGGTACTGATGCTCCAGACCACATTATAATACCACCTACAGGTATCGTACCAGCACCGACAAAAGTTGATGCGGTTGCAGTTCCTGTTATGTTTGCTGACGCTCCAGTTACACTTCCAGTTGTTTGAATGTTTCCTGAAACTGTGTGTGATCCAGAAACTGTGATGTTACCGCCTACAGTTAAATCATCTGTGATCTCAGCATCATCAGTGGATTTTAGATGTTCACCTTGTACTGTGCCTGATGCTGATACATTTGTAGCAGTGACATTATTCGTGACATTGAGTGTGTTTGATGTAAGTGTGGCACCTGAGAATGTTAGAGATGAACTATCCTCTAGTTCACCACCAGTGCCTGTAATTACAACTCTACCAGATGTAAGATCAGATACTTTAGCAGTGCCAGCTTCGAGTTGACCAGTTGTGCTCACTCCTGATACTTCTATGCCACCAGTAATGTCAACATCACCTGTAACACCTAGTGCCTTTCCTGTACCTGCATCTGCTTGACCGATAGCAAGTTTGTCAATAACGTAATGCTCAGTATTAGCATCTTTTGAGATAGGACCAAACTTCTGCCATGGTTGACCTGAGTCTGTAGTTCTAACCCAACCAAGATATCCACCCCTATCAAATGATGTTGCAAATAAAATATTATCTACACTACTTGTAGGAGTATTTTGTGATATACCGAGTAAAAGTGATTGTCCTATGTCGCCACTTCTATTTCCTTTCAACTTGAGATCAATTATCTCAGTATCATTTTCACTACTCAAACTATTTTTCACCACCACATCATCAAAACTTACGGAGGATGGTAGTTTATTTGATACTGCTGATTGATCAATCTGTACGATTGTTGATTCTTCCTCACCCGTTAATGCATCAATTTTTTTCCTTCCTACGAAGAATTCACCTTTGTCATTCAGTCCTGTGTATACAACAGAACCACCATTGACATTGATAGACTGAGCAAATAGTTGATCATCATCACTCAACACTCTATCTTGAGTCTGAGGTAATGAAGTGGAATAATTACCTGGTCCAAAACCAAGATACTCAAAGGTGTGACCTGACGCACGTATGATTGAGTTTCTTCTATTCTCTACAGCGAGTACTTTTATCTTTCTAACAGCATTGAATCTAAGATGTGAAACTGAAAGAGTTCCAAATAATCCCCTTATAACTTCAGTACAATTTTTATTTGCGATTCTAAGTATTTCCTCATCAATCATGATATAATCACCACGACGGAACATATTTTTATTTTGAAGTCCTATCGTTGTTGTAGTCTCAGACATTGATGTATCAATTACCGTGGTATGACCACCGTAAATTGGAACATTCTGGTTGAATGCTCTCATTGATATACCTGCATCATGTGCATATGCACTTGAACCACTGAAAGCAGGTGAGGAACTTGCCCCTATGTTGACTGACAGGGATGATCCATACCCTATCCTATCTTCAATTACATGAGTACCATTATATTCCGAGTTGGCATCATTGATTACAATTAGATCACCACGTCTCAAACCAATATCTTGGAATAATGTGACCGTTGCGATACCACTTATGGTATCATGAACAATGTTTGTGATCTGTGTTGACACACCCACATGATAAGCAAAACCGCCAGGTGTTGAGAAGTCACCAACCGCTTTACCTCTAAAGGTAAATCTTCCCTTCTCAGTGATTTGAGATATTTTATTGATACCATTATACGCTGTTGATCCTATACCAACAGTCTGCATAATATCACCTACCTTGTTGTCAATTGTGTTGACTGTCACCTCACAATCAGTACCTGGTGCTATGAAGGGAACTCCCTTTATAGTAAGAGTATCATTTACAGCATATCCAGAACCTGCATCAACAATGTCTATGCTGGTGATTGTTGCAGCTGCTCCCACAGTTACATCAGCAGTCGCTCCTTGACCTGTGCCTCCAACAAGATTTACACTGAAATAGAATTCATCAGCACCACTGTTAGTACCATAGTTTGTACCACCTGTGATATTAGTAACAGTTTCAATACCATTGAAATTATGTCCCCTGTTGAGATCTATAGTTAGATCTTTTATTGCACCTGATCCTGTCACACTTGCGGCTGTTATGCCAAGACCAACACCAGTATTCTCAACAAAATTGAATACAGTTTCTTTTGTTATACTTTTAGAGAGATCATTTGTTTTTACCTGACCTATCTTATCTCTTAGGGCAAAACTGACTGCTGCATCAGGATCATCATCCCCTGTGTCTCTATTGATTCTAGGTCTAAAGTCGTTGACATCTTGCCCAAATTTGATAGATTGATCTGTAAATGGTGAAACATTTGCAGAATTAAGATAACCTAGTATTGTAAGATCGTAAATACCATCTTGTGAGGATTTTGCAAATCTTTGTACTGTTTCTTGAGTGAAGATTTGATAATCAGGACCGAAGTCTTTCCTTGTAAAATATGGACTAAATGTACGTCCTGAACCAACTACAGTTCTGTCAACTTGTGTATATGGAATATTGGTTATTTTAGTAACAGCACCAGGATCTGTAGTAAGACCTACCTTGAAGGTTTTTGGATCCTCTACAGAGGTAACTGTGAACAATCTATTGAATCCTTGACCCTCTAAACCAAGAGTATTATTTGCACTTCGCAATCTCTTGATTTCGACAGGTTGTCCTACATTTAGATTGTGTGGTTGTTTTGTTGTTATAATACCAACATTAGAACCCCATGATGCTGTTATAATACTATTCTGTGTTCTTAGGTCTGTATCAGATGTCAGTGATGCATTATCATCTTGGAATTTACTATCATCAATTACCGATGCACTATCTTGTATTACGAAACCATTTGTAGGTTCAGCAGCAAGAGATGATCCCTCTGGTATTGAATATCTAAATCTGTATATTTTTTCTAAATCTACCCTGTCATCTGACTTTCTTATCAATGTGGTAGTAGGTGTCTCTGGTGCTAGAGCAAGTGCATTAGTTGCAATTGATGTAGATAAACCACTTCCAGTGCCGACATTTAGATACCATCCACCTGCGGTATCATCATATTGTATAGGATGCCCTTCATCACCTGGTTTTTTATCATCAACTTTTGATATGATAGAAAGTTTACCACCTAAGTTGTTTATTCCAGTGATTGCATTTCCATTGATAGCAGCATTTCTACTATTTGCAAGTTTGACCTGATGTGTACCAACTCCTGTAGTAACAGCAAAATATTTTCTATTATTTTCCAATCCATCAGGAAGTGATCCATTTTCTGATATAACTCTTACAGACTCGCCAGGTAATAATTGGTGAAATGTTTCAAGAGTGAAGAGACCAGATGTTATGCTATTAATACCAGAGTTTTGTCCAACTCTTACAACTTTCTTTGCAGACACCCCAAGATCAGGAATCTGTGGTGTAGGCATCAATATATTCGCTGTCTCAATTACATTTTCAATATTACAAGAAATTGTATCACCCTCTTTGTTACCCACTATAAAACCTGATGATGTTGCAGGTGGTGGATTTCCTTTGCTGGTGAATTTACTAATGAATAATTTAGTGTCACCTGCAGTGGTTGTGGTAAGACCTGTGGCGATAGACAAATAGTTAATTGTCTTATCTTTTGCAAGGTTTTTCTGTGGGGGAACTATAGCAGTTATAAAACCTTTATCATCCTTCGTAAACGATTCATCTCTGAAACCATTTGCTTCGAGTGCTAAAGCACCAAAGTTTGAGTTAGAGTTGGTAAGTGAGAAGTCAGCACCAGTTTCTACAACAAAGTGCTTCGCATATCCAATCGCAAATACTGAAACAAGTTGTAGACCCGCTTTATTTGAACCCTTGATATGGAAATTTTCAAATTCTGGTTTGAATCTTGCTAGACTATCAACGTGTAGTGTTGTAGATGACCCAAGAGTCGCTTGGTCTTCATAAACTCCAGATGTGGTATTATACTTGACAAATGCATTATCATCTTTTTGAAGTCCTATACCAGTGAACTGAGCAGCAAGCATAGACTTGAATCCAGTTGCCTTGTTACCATCAGCATGTAACCCATTCATTCCGAACACTGATCTGAGTGTACAGTTGAAGATATATGGTGATGCAGACGCTATAGTATCACTTTCAGGTACAACTGAAGGGTTGATACCAGTAAGATTAGGTAATGCTGTGGTTGCAGGTACAACTGATAATGAATATGTAAATGTGGTGTCGTTTATAACCTGTGCTACCACATGAGTTCCATCATACTCATCGCCATTATTACCACTAGCGTTCACATCAGATACTAATATCGCAGTGCCAGCAGCTAAATTGTGAGATTCTTTTGTTATTACAGTAACAATTCTGGTTGCTGTAGTATCAGTAGAATTAGATCCAGAGAATATGTCCTCTATCTCAATAGCACCTATCTGTGAGACAGGTCCCACAATCTTCATCTCTTCAGGTATCTTCTGAAAATCTTTATTTGCTGGATAAACTGGTAGTGCACGTCCAGAGTTAGTACCATAAGCTCTGGTCAACTTAGCATAATACATGTCTAAGTCAGTGTTACCACTACTTCCTATTTGATTGATACCATCAGCATACTCAAAGCAGGTGAGTTTATGGTGTGAATAATTTGGATTATATGTATTTGATGTGAAGTCTCTGAATACTCTGTCAGCAGGGTCACCATCAAATAATGTAAATCCAAAGAAGAAACATCCCCCTGTCACACGGAATATTGCAGTGCTCGGTATGCTATTGTTATTAGGATCGGGTATGTATTTTGGTCTTATCTTTGTCTTTCTTAGGTCAGCACCTATAATAGATGTACCTCTTGGTAATATAACACCACCTTCTGCAGAGTTGAATATATGTAAAACGTTTGCTGGATCCTGAATATCAAAATTTGTTCCTATTGAAAATTCAGATATGGATTGAGAACTACCATTTATGTCAGTTATATTACCAGAGGTGTCTATTTGATAACCTGGTCTGTTATCAATGAAGTGTACACCTGTTGATACATGTATTGTTGTCTTATCAAATCTATCGTTATCTTGACCTGGTTGATATGAAAATCTTGCTGACTCTATCAGTGCTCTTTGTATTGTTCTGAACGGGCGAGTTCGAGAATTACCTCTATTACTTACGTCATCCGTTGCATCAAGTTCTTCTGGGTTTACGTATAAAACGTTACCCTGTACATTCTTTAGAAAATTTTCAAGTCTACTTAACGGCATTACCTATCCTGACACCATTGCTTCAACTTATTTATACCCCCTTAGATTCGGGGAATTTTCTGAATCAGTGGTACAAGATCTGTTTCAACCTTTTGAACAATATCATCTATGATATTAATGTCTATATCCATGAATGGAGGTGTTATTCCTAACAGTCTTAGAAGACCATCAACAAACAAAGCAAGAGTTGTAAAACCAAGAATCATACTAATGACAGTTGCATCTCTATTGTGCTTTGCCATCGACTCTTCATCAATGCGTCTTGCTTCATCCACAGCATCCTTGATCAGTTTATCCACCTCTTGTTTGGTGTAAAACTGACCTACTACTGGAATATTATGAAATTTTATATCTGACAATGGGAACTTTACCTTAGACATATATGACCTCTATCTCCTTATCTATGCTACTTGCCATTTTGGAAACCTCTAAAACTCTCATGAATTCATCAGGAGTCTCACAATTTAATTCTTGTATTCCACCATCTGAACCATACACTTTGAATGTTCTGGATGTAACAGAAATTTCTAATTTATCGACATACTCGTCTTCAAATTTTGGGAATGGTTCCATGATAATGATGTAAGTCTCTATAGTATAGCAGTCTAGACATCAGATGTAAACCATTTCTCTTCTGCATTGACCTCATAATAAGCATTGATAGCACCACCAGCAGCGTTTCTGACAATGACTCTTGCTCCATACTCTATCCTATCAACAAACAACTCTTGATAAGATGCAATTGGTGTCAATTGCACCGATATGGTTGTAGGATCAATTTTACCCACCATATATTCTGGTAGTTCTATAATACCGTCAACCTTGACCACACCACAAGTTTTCATAATCTTATGTTTTTGGATATTTACACACTATGTAGTGTGTTTTGTCAAGCATTATTATACCAAAAAGAAAGGACAAACCTCTCAGCATCCTCCACTTTAGTAACATGATGTTTATATTGAGAATTAGAAAAAATACATAATTGACCAGTTTTAGGTATTATTTCAAAATTTTCAAATCCAGTATGACCTCCATTAAAATCATCATTCAAATATAACATTGCTGCGAATATATCATAGATATCATCCTTTTTAGAATTATCATAATGAGGATTCATAAAGGTTCCTATAGGCCATCTTACCACTCCAACATAATCTAAATTGGCACGATCATCAAAAGATTTGCATATAGTGGTAACTTTATCAACTACCTGTCTGAAAAAATCTGCCTTTTCCTCTTTCATGTTTATAAAGTCTGCATCTCCACCTTGATAGGCAGCATGACCATCATTTTGAGGAGAAGCAACAGGTCCTGTGACATCATGAACAACCTGATGTCCTTCGGTTGTTATGGAACTAAGAAAAGTATCTCCACCCCTCTTCTCACTACCATAAGGAATCTCTTTCTTATTGGCATTGGCATAATCTATAAATGTTCTACAATCATCAGGAGATATAAAATTCTCCTCAACATAAATTAATTTTTTCACATTGTTATTGTATTTCTATCGCCTCTGTAATTAGGGTCATTGTAATTCCTTTCTTCATCAGGTATTGTGTGATGATTTGGATCAGGATAATCAGTACATTTTTCACCCTCATATTCAGTAATCAATGGATTTATGTCTTTTCTCTCTCCATAAACATGGAAAAAACAATCTATTTGACCTCCCATATCTGCATTATAATCTTTTATAACTATCTCTCTATTATTGAAACTTTCAATAATTAAATATTGTTTTTTTCCAATTGGTTGCAACTCGACTGTGATACTATCCTCGTGTACCAGATCCTTCCAGTAATATGGCAATTCAATTATATTATTACCCCTGAGTCTACCACGATAATATACTGCAACCTCAGGTCCCTCAATACATGCATATCTCAATCTATGCCCTTCTTTTGAAGGGTGCTTTATATCAAATGGTTTTGGTCGATCATCTGCATCACTAAATCTTGCTGCAAGTCTTCCTTTATTACCTCCATCAATTTTACCATTTACTACTAAGTCACCTTGTATAATTACAGCATTTGGAAAATTATCTCCATTAGGATCCCCCGCAATTTCAACATCACCCTCCACACTCATTGCTAAACCTTTAATTGAAGATTTGAAATCACCTAATGATGTGCCAACATTGAGAGTGCCAAAAGCTTGAGTGTCATGATCACCCATAAAGATAGGACCTGTAACAGCAAGTGTGCCATCAAAAGGTTTACCGCCATTCAATGAGTTTACAGATTTATCAAGTTTGTTTGGTTCTACAGGTCCAATATAAATTTTACCTGAATCAAGGTCACGTAATTCTGCCATGTCTATCCAAAGGTAGGTCCGATACTTTCTATTGCCTCTTGATTCTTTCTCTTTCTTTCTTCTTCAAATTCTTTTTTCAAATTCTGATCTTTCAAATCAAATTGCCTATAACTATTGTTTGTGTCTAATGTGTCAGTTAATTTTTTCACATTCCTTGCATGTGTTGGTGGAATAATCTGTGACATTGATTCGTGAAAATTAATGAATCTACCAATAATATAATTCATATTTTCAGAGAATGAAATAAGTTTGTTCTTTGCATCTATAGTAACGTCAGTAGAACTTATTATAGCATAATTCAAAGCATTTACCTTGAAATTATGCTTGGCGTTACAAACTATGTCACCATCATCACAATTTGTAGTTTCCAGAATTATATCATTTGCTTTGACCCCAAATGTTCCCTTACATTCAATATTGATGTCTCCCTCTGACAATATATTAAGAGCACCATTACCTTTCTGTATAATATAAGAACCCTTATCATTGTCACTTGATTTCAGTTCCCAACCACCATCTTTGAACAAACGTAATTCAGATGCTGAACCTGATGACATTTGTATTTCTGATTTTCTCAGAACTTTCTTATCATCCTCTTCACCAATAGTCAAAAATCCATTTCTAGGATTACCAAAAGTTATTGGTGGTGGTGATGTGGTATTTACGTTTGCCATTAGTAAGAAGTTACACAGTCAATTACTTGTATTACCTTAGTTGATGGTAATATTGGTTTTTCATATTGCTTTACCTTGATAAAGTCTAATGTGGGTCTAATAATAGCACCAAAACCATTCGTTGTATTTATTTTCAGTTTAGGAAGTGAAGAAATACCATCGATGACAGCAACTGGGATAGCATCTACGATACGACCATTTTGTATTACTGGTTCAAGTATCTGACCATCCTCTGTGGTTATAGTATCACCTACCTCATAACCAACACCAGTATTGATGATGTCAATCCCGTCAAGCACAGCGATGACCTGTTCACCTTCTGTTGAGGAAATTTGATTAGACACTGCACCACCTAGATATCCACCACCAGTCTCTTCCATTACTACTTTAGTTATCTTACCATCCTTTATTATTGCTTTACCTGATGCACCACCACCATTACCACATGAATCTTTGAACGTGACCAATGGTGGAGCAGTGAACCCTTCTCCTATATCATCCATACTTACTCCAATTATCTCTCCAATTTCATTAATTACCGCTTTTCCAAATCCACCTATACC